GGCGGGAAAAAGGCGACCTGCGGAGGCTCTGCCAGATCTGGATGGAGGAAGAAGTCGGCACCGGGAAGGACGGGGAGAAGATCACCGGCGGCCAGATGATGGTCCGGGTGGCTGTCAAAGAGGTAGCAAAGGGCAACCCGCGCTTCTGGGAGCTGCTGAGGGACACGGCAGGCTTCAAACCGGTGGACAAGGTCATGATGGCGGAGGTTGATCCCGGCGTGATCAGCCAGGTCGAAGAGATGGTTATGGAGGCACAGGATGAGGCGCAGGTGGACGGATAACCTGGTGACGGTGCTGCAGATCCTGCTGGTGCTGGCAGCGGTATGCGGACTGGTTTGGCTGATCCTGTACTACAGGCTGTGAGACGATGCAAACAGGAGGGTGCAAAATGTCATTACTGAGGACGCCGGAGGAAAAGGCGAAGATCGTGAGCCGGTGCATTGATCTGGAAATGGAAGGCGGTGACGTGCTGGGCTACCTGCAGGCGGAGGGATATGTGACGCCAAAGGCGACCTGGGCGAACATGCAGCGGATCTACCTGGGCCGGGTGGGCGACAAGGCCACGGACGGGAGGCCGACCGGGCACAAGCGCAAGGGGAAGCGGCCGGAGATCCGCCAGGAGGCGCTGGACAGGGACCGGGCCGACTGGGAGCGGACGCATGAGACGGTGCAAACAGAGAAGGAGCCGGAGCCGGTGCCTGTTTGCACGGAGAAAGAGCCGGAGCCTGTTTGCACCGTGCCGGAGCTGGTGAGCGTGAAGGTGAAAAGCGGGATCGGGTACTGGGAGTTGTTCGAGGATAACACGGTACAGTTCTGGGCAGGCCAGGCGCAATTCCACAACGCCATCAGGCTGACCGTGGAGGAATGGCAGGCCGTGATCCGGGACTTCCCGGAGGTGTGCCGGCTGATGGGCCTGAAGTAAGGAGGAATGGGATGCTGGATATTGTGATCCCGCACTACGACGAGCCCTGGTTCATCTGCCGGAAGCAGTTTCAGATGCTGGATATGCAGCGGATCGTGAACTGGGACGGGATCCGGGTGACGGTTGTGAACGACGGAGGGCACAGGCTTCCGGAGGACCAGCTGCGGCGGCTGAGCTTCCGGGTGGAGCAGATCGACATACCGAAAAGCGGCGTAAGCGCTGCCAGGAACGCGGGCATTGATCACGGGACGGAGCCCTGGATCATGTTCTGCGACTGTGACGACTGCTTTGCGAACATCTACGCGCTGGACGAGATCCTGCGCGCGGTGAACGGTGCAAACAGCGACCTGGTCTGGGCACTGTGCGCCACGGAGTTCGGGCGGATCGTGTTGCCGATGGCGGGCAAGCAGAACTTTTACTTTGTGCACGGCAAGGCGTACCGGCGCCAGTTTCTGCTGGACAAGGGGATCCGGTTCGATGAGGGCCTGATCTACGGGGAGGACACGCAATTCAACACCGACGTGCTGGCGCAGACGGACCGGGTCACCCAGGCGCAGACCGTGGGTCCGGCGTATGTGTGGATCCGGCGTGGCGGCAGCGTCACGGCCCGGCCAAAGGCGGAGGCATGGAAATGACCAGGGAGGACGCGGTGCGGTTCATGGTCCGCAGGCCGGAAAGGTTCGGGCAGATGGTAGGCTTCACGAAGCTGCTGCCGCTGCACGGCTCCTGGATGCGGAAGATGATCAGCGGGAGGGGGGATATGACGCTCCAGGGGCACCGGGGCAGCTACAAAACGACCTGCCTGTCCATCGTGCTGGTGATCCTGATGATCGTCTTTCCGAACCGCAGGATCCTGTTTGCACGGAAGACGGACGACGACGTGAAGGAGATCATCAACCAGGTCCGCAAGATCCTGCAGATGCCGCAGGTGGTTTACCTGGTGGGCGTGATCTACGGGGTCACGCTGAAGATGACCACGGACAACGCGATGGAGATCAACACGAACCTGACCACGGACACGCGCGGCACCAGCCAGCTGGTGGGCATGGGTATCGGCGGATCCATCACCGGCAAGCACTTCGACTTCATTTTCACGGACGACATCATCAACATGAAGGACCGGAAAAGCAAGGCGGAGCGGGAGCGGACAAAGCTGATCTACCAGGAGCTGCTGAACATCCGCAACCCTGGAGGGCGGATCATCAACACGGGAACGCCCTGGCACAAGGACGACGCGTTCAGCCTGATGCCGGAGGCAGAGCGGTACGACTGCTACAGCACGGGGCTGCTGAGCCGGGAAGAGATCGAGGATCTGCGCCGGAGCATGGCGCCTTCGCTGTTTGCAGCGAACTACGAGCTGGTGCACATCGCGGCGGAGGACGCGCTGTTCAAAGACCCGCCGGTGTTCATCACGGTGCAAACAGCCAGGGAGGTGCTGAAGCGGGACGACGCGAAGCCGGAGGACCTGCTGCGGGACGGCGTGGCGCACATCGACGCGGCCTACGGCGGCGAGGACTACACGGCCTTCACCTGCGGGAAGCGGATCGGCGAGAAGCTGTACCTGTACGGCAGGATGTGGCACGGGCATGTGGACACGGTGCTGGGCTACTGTGTGAGCGAGGCCGACCGGCTGATGTGTGGATCCATCTGGTGCGAAAAGAACGCGGACAAGGGATACCTGGCGCGGGAGATCGTCAGGAGCGGGCGCCCGGCAGCGCCCTACACGGAGAAGGAGAACAAGTACGTCAAGATCTCCACTTTCCTGAGGAAATGGTGGGCGCAGATCGTGTGGCTGGAGGGCACCGATGCGGAATATCTGAACCAGATCCTGTCATACACAGAGGACGCCGAGCACGACGACGCGCCGGACTCCGCGGCCTGTGTTTGCAGGATATTGGACCGGCGAGGCGGAGGGGAATATGTGTCGCCGTTTGCACGGTGAGAAAGGAGCGGAGTATGCCGGACAAGGAAGATCTGGAGCGCAGGCTGTGGCGGACGATGCCCTGGGACGCGGCTGTCATGGTGCCCACGCCGGAGAAAGACGAACAGGACGAGGAAGGTGAAGACGAGTGATCACATACCAGGACTACGAGAAAGCGCAGGACAAGGTGCGGTGGCTGCAGAGCGCGATCACCAAATACAGGGGATCGCCTGAGTTCATCAAAGCCGCGGAGGAAGCCGAATACATGGCCGGCAGGAACACGGCGATCCTGAACACGATGAAGGTGATCTACAACATGGCCGGGATCCCGGAGAACAACTTCACGGCCAGCAACATCAAGATCCGCAACCGGGTGATCCACCGCCTGGTGACGGACCGGTGCAGCTATTCCCTGGGCAATGGCGTCTCCTTTGCCGGCAAGACAAAGGACGAGGCGGGGGCCACCGTGGACGCGACGAAGGACGCGCTGGGCGACGAGTTTGACCAGATGGTCTACCAGACGGCCTACTGGGCGCAGAGCAACGGGGCGGCCTATCTGTATGTGCATCCGGGGTATGAGCGGGACCAGCTGGAGTACACGCTGTTCAAAAAGACGGAGTTTCTGCCGCTGTACGATGAGCGCACGGGCGCCCTGAGGGGCGGGGTGAGGTTCTGGAGCCTGGACTGGGGCAAGAGGCCGATAACGGCCGTCCTGTACACGGAAGAGGGGTATACGCGGTACGAGACGCCGGAGAAGAAGTACAGCCTGTCCAGCCTGGAGCAGGTAGCGGACACAAGGCCGTACATCGAGACGGTGGAGCAGACGGAGGCCTTCGGGGAAGAGGTCACCGGGACCGGGAACCTGACCACGCTGCCGATCTTCCCGCTGTATTCCGGCGAGAACAGGGACAGCGCCCTGGACAACCTGAAGCCGCTGATCGACGCCTACGACATGGTCATTTCCGGGTTTGCGAACGACATCAAAGACTGCGCACAGATCTACTGGCTGGTGTCCGGCGCACTGGGCATGAGCGAAGCGGACAAGCGGCAGATGCTGGACCGGCTGATCCTGCAGCACATGGCTGTTGTGGACGGCGAGAACAGCAACATCACGCCCTACACCCAGGAGATCCCGTACCAGGCGCGCGAGGAAGCGCTGAAGCAGCTGCGGAACCAGATGTATGAGAACTTCGGCGGGTTTGATGTACACACGATCGAAGCAGGCGCCACGAATGACCACATCGAGGCCGGCTACTGGCCGATGGACGAGGAAGCGGATGCGTTTGAGTATCAGCTGATCCAGTTCATCCGGCAGATCCTGGATATGCTGGGCATCGACGATATGCCGGTATTCGTGCGGAACCGGGTGTCGAACCAGAAGGAGCAGACGGAGATGATCCTGATGGCCGCGCAGTACCTGGACGACCAGACGATCCTGGAGAAGCTGCCCTGGATCAGCGTGGACGAGGTCGATGGGATCCTGGCGCGGAGGGACTCGGAAGAGTACAGCCGGATGGAGCAGGAGATCCCGGAGCCGGAAGAGGTGGAAGAGCCGGAGGTGGAGGAAGCCGAGGACGGTGAGGCCTGATGACGCCGGAGGAATACAAGGCTGCGAAAAGCGCCATGTATCAGAAGTACAAGGCCGGACAGATCACGAACTACTTTTACATCCAATGGAAAAAGAAAAACGACCCGTCGAAGCAGCCCGGAGCGGCAGCGACGCCGTCCCCTGCGGTGGGTCCGGGCACGGCGATCGCTGACCAGGCTGTCCTCAAGACGGAGAAGGCCCTGAAGCCGATCTACAAGGCCGCCGCGAAGGAGATGCAGGCGGAGCTGGCAGAGCTGCAGAAGGAATTCGGGCCGAAGTACCAGCAGAAGCTGCAGGACCTGAAGGACGGCAAGATCACCCAGGCGGAGTTCGACAGCTGGGCACACATGCAGACGCTGCAGCAGGACGTGCTGAAGCAGAAGATCGATGCCTGCAGCGGTGTGCTGCTGAACGCGAACGAGAAGGCCGCCGGCATTGTGAACGGGAAAGCCGTGAACGTATTCGCCGAGAATGCGAACTGGCAGAGCTATCAGCTGGTGCACGATGCAAACATCAACCTGATGTTTTCCGTTTACGATGAGCGCACGGTGGAGCGGCTCATCCGGGAGAACCCGGAGCTGATCCCGCGTAAGGTGGTAAACGGCAAGAAAGACAAGGCCTGGAACAAGAAACTGCTGTCCAACGCCGTCACCCAGGCGATCATCCAGGGCGACAGCATCCCGAAGCTGGCG